GGAATGAGGCCAGTCAAGGGAGTGGTGATGGCTAACGACTCCTTCAGGCAGGGCAGACCAGTCGAGGGCGACGTCTACGAGGCCGTTAAGCGGGACCTGGCCAAGCTCCCCGAGGAGATACGCGAGTCCGGACTGGCGGCCAGTGCCCTGGCACTGGCCAAAGAGCTCGATGGCATGAACAGTGCCACCTCCAAGGCGATGTGCTCCAAGGCACTCATCGACACCTGGGCGGCCATCCGCGAGCTCGCACCGAAGGAAGAGAAGAAGGACGGTCTTGACGAGCTCAAGGAACGGCGCCGGAGGCGCCAAGCTTTACGGGAGGCAAGAGCCGAGGATTAGCTGGGTCCCCGAGTACGTGTCGAGCGCCGGCCAGGAGGCCGTGGAGCTCGCCGCCTCGGCCGGTCTGATCCTCGACCCCTGGCAGGAGTGGGTGCTGCGTCACTCGCTCGGCGAACTAGACACCGGTCTCTGGGCGGCCTTCGAGGTCGGCCTGGTGGTATCCCGCCAGAACGGCAAGGGCTCCATCCTGGAAGCTCGCGAACTCGCCGGCCTGTTCCTCCTGGACGAAGAGCTCATTATCCACTCGGCACATGAGTTCAAGACGGCAGCCGAAGCCTTCAGGCGCCTTGAGTTCCTGATATCTAATACGCCGGACCTCCACCGTCGTGTCAAGAAGTACGACAGAGCGCACGGCAACGAGGGCATTGAGCTCAAGAATGGCCAGCGCATCAAGTTCGCAACCAGAACCGGTGGCGGTGGACGAGGATTCACCGCTGACCTGGTCATCTGGGACGAGGCCATGATCCTGTCAGAGGCCATGCAGGGCGCGACCCTGCCGACCCTCTCGACGGTTCCTAATCCCCAGGTCTGGTACACCGGCTCGGCCGTCAACCAGCAAGTCCACCAGCACGGTCAAGTCTTCGCCAAGGTACGTGACCGGGCGATCACCGGTAAGGGGGCAGGGCGCCTGCTCTTCGCCGAGTGGTCAGCGGATACATCCCTGGAAGCACTCCTTGACGATCCCTCGCTCATGGATAACCAGGAGCGCTGGGCTGAAGCCAACCCAAGCCTTGGCATCCGCATCTCCCGCACCTACATACAGACCGAGCGTGATGCCCTCACCGACCTCAACTTCGCCGTTGAGCGCCTTTCGATAGGTGACTGGCCCGACCCGGACGGCACCAGTCAGCGCATCATCAGCAAGGAAGCCTGGAGCGCCTGCGGCAGTGATGACACGGGCATCGTTCAGTCACCGACCTATGCGGTCGATGTCCAGCCCGGCTTCAAGTCAGCCGCGATAGCAGCTGCCGGCCAGAACGCTGCCGACAATACGCACGTCGAAATCATCGAACACCGCGACGGAGCTCGCTGGGTGACCGACCGGATGAAGGAAATAGTCGCCCGTAACGGCGGCAAGGTCATCATCGACCCGAAGTCACCGGCCGGAGCCCTCATCAAGGACCTGAAGGACACCGGTGTGGACGTTCACGAGGCCACCACGAACGAATACACCGCGGCCTGCAGCCTGTTCCTGGCACGGGTTACTGACAAGACCCTCCGGTACCCAGCACCCCAGCCCGAACTAACCGGCGCGCTTAACGGCGCGGGTATCCGGCCGGTCGGTGATTCCTGGGCGTGGTCCCGGAAGGCATCAGACGTTGACATATCGCCCCTTGTGGCCGGAACCCTGGCCCAATGGGGCGCCACCCATCTGACCGTCAAGCCCGAGGTGTACTCCCTCCGGGAGATGGTCGAGCAAATGAAGGAGGAGCGTGCCAATGGCAGACAGCCCCAGCCGGTCTAGAGCTCGTTCTCGGGCACCCCACGCGACCCGTGTCGCGTCCGAGGACGACCAGAGCCCGGAAGTCAGTCCTGAGTCCACCACGGAGCTCAGGCGCGTCCAGGAGGCAACCGCCGCTAGCCGGCGGGAGACCACGGACGCAGGAGTTATCCGCGGCATGCCCACGCATTGGTTCGTGGGTGGACCGTCCATGGGAGAACTCAGATGACCGTCGTCCAAGAGACCAGGCTGTTGTCCCGCTAATGGTGAAGCTAAAGGTCAGCTTGTAGGTGTTACGGGGTTGGAGAACTCCGGCCCGTATGCGGTGTCTGGCGGCTTTACGTAGGCGACACGAAGGCCGGTCACCGGCCGGAACAGGACCTCGTCACTACCGTCGATGCGGTAGCTCTCCTTGGCCGTGCTGAGGCCGATTTGCAGTCCTGACTATCGGCTGCCCCGAATAAGACAGAACCTCCGCGGACATTCCGGATCGGCGAAGCGGGCCGCCGGCTCCGCGGTTTTGGCCGGTCGGCTTGCCCTGCCGCGCGGGGTTGATCGCTCGCGCACCGACCGGCCTTTAATCACCCAACAGAAGGAAGTCGCCTTGACCATCTCCGAAGTCATGGAGTGGATCGGCGCCGCCTGTCTAGCGACCGCAGCGGGCCTGGCCTTGGGCCCGGCGGCCGCCCTGGTCCTGGTCGGTGTTGCGCTTGTCTACTTCGCACACGTTTACGACGAGACGCCATCTGCCCCTAAGCCGCCCAAGGCTGAGAAGTGACGATCAGACGTCTTCGGCATAACCGGGAGGCTCGCGGGTCAATGTTGTCCTCCTGGCCGAATGGCTGGGGGATGAACGACCCGGCAGCCATCCCAGCACCCGGCATGTTCACGATGCAGCGAGCCGGCGTCCCGGTCACACAGCACACAGCCCTCCAGGTAGACGTCGTCTTCACCGCGCTGCGGGTCCTCTCTAATGCCGTCATCAAAATGGGTGACCCCCGGGCTTACAAGTGGGTCATTGACGACCACGGTCGCCCGTACAAGTCCTACCTGCCGAATCAGCCTGCAGTCCTCACCCAGACATTCGGGCCAGAGGTGTTCCAGTACGATGGCCGGGCACGGACTGTCGTATCGCTCGGGCTCTTTGGTGAGGCCTTCTGGTACATCCTCGAGCGCGACTTCTACAACCAGCCTCGCACCGTCGAAGTTCTGCATCCGGCGTTTGTTACTCACGAGTTTGACAAGCAGACCGGCGCCATCCAGTGGTTCTACGGCTCTGGGGTCAATAAGAAGCCGCTCGAACGAGCAAACCTGATCCATATCCCCTTCAAGGCGATGCCCGGAGCTACCCGCGGCCTCTCCTCGCTTGAGTTCTCGGGCATCAACTACGCCCTTGCACTTGCGGCTCTGGAGTATGGACAGCGGTGGTTCGCTCAAGGAGCCTCGCCTTCGTACCTGTTGTCGACTGACACGAAGCTAGGGACCGAGGAGGTCAAACGGATTGCCGAGCAGTTCATGGTCGAGCACTCCGGTCTCCAGTCAGCGCACCTCCCCCTAGTCCTCGACGGCGGGCTCAAGGCCCAAAAGATCAGCAGCACCCCGGATGAAGCCCAGTACCTGCGGACCCTTGAGTACGCCAGGACCTGCATTGCTGCCTACTTCGGCCTTCCCGGCCACCTTGTGGGCGGCTCGAATGACAAGGGCAACGTTTGGGGCAAGACAGTCGAAGAGCAGGGCTACCAGATGGTGGACTTCACGCTCTCGGGCTACATAGTCCCTCTAGAAGAGGCGCACGGGCGCTTGCTGCCCCGTGGCACTAATGCCGACTTTGACGAGAAGATCATTCTTCGCGCCAACGCAGCCGATCGCGCCGCAGAGATGATCGCAGCGCGGACTGTAGGCACGAAGACGAAGAACGAGATTCGCATCTACGACCACGACCTTCCCCCGGTGGAGGGCGGTGACGACCTGGATGCGCCTCTCAATAGCAATACGTCCCCCGCCGTCGGCCTGGTCGATGCGGACGTCGTCGCCAAGCAAGAAGGCGTGACCCCGCCAACGACCATTCCAAAGCCCGCAGACCTTTCGACTGAAGGAACCGAATGACCACTCGCACCCAGGAGCGCAAGCCCCGCGCTCGCAGAGAACTTGACCGGATGCCCGAGTTTCGCCACTACGGCGTGCAAGGCCTGGAGATTCGGTCCGCAGAAGAGACCGAGTCCGGCCTCATAGAGGTGACCGGTCAGGTCATCGTCTACGAGCGCTCCTACGACGTGTGGGACATGTGGGGCCAGTTCCGGGAGACTATTCACTACGGAGCCGCCACCCCCGTCCTGGCCCGTGAGGACCTGGACGTCCGCTTCCTGTTCAATCACAACGGGATGCCACTGGCCCGCACTGCGGCCACCTGCTCTCTTGACTTGCTCGACTCGCCTGAAGGCCTCAATATCCGGGCCTTCATAGACCCGGGCATGTCCCTGGCGAACGACCTGCGCATCGCCATGAAGCGTGGCCTCATCACCCAAATGTCAGTCGGCATGGAAGTCGACCCCGCCGGTGACGTCTGGTCCGGTGCTGACGACTGGGGCATGGAGAACGTCCGGGACATCTACCGATTGGCGAACATCTTCGACACATCGGCCGTCACCTACCCGGCCTCTCCGACCACCTCGATCCAGCTAGCGGAGCGGATGTGGTCAGGCATGCCAGTCGAATCCCGTGAGCGGACTCGCAAGCTCTGGCAGATCGCCCGAGAGGGTCGCGCCGGCCGGATCAGCCAGGCGGAGTCGGACGTCCTGCTCCACACACTTGAGCGGCTGCACAACGTTGACACGTTGGGTGCTGACGAAGAGGTCCGTGAGGCCCCCAATGCCGCGGACACGGCTGTAGCCGCCGCGATCCAGCAGGCGCAGCATGCCCTCCAGATCGCGCTCGAAGCCCAGGCCAAGGACCCGGACAACGGCAGCGATCCTGATGACAAGGCCGTCTCCGACGCGCTGAATGCCGCCAAGGAGGCCCTGGACAAGGCTGCGCACTCCCAGGCCGACGACGGCTCGACCGACCCGGAGGCGGCTGAGGCCAAGGCCGAGGAAGAGCGCGACGCCTCGCCCGAGGTGAACGCCGATGGCACGGAGGGCTCCGCAGCCCCCTCCACCGATCCCACCACCGCCGACGACGGCACAGGCCTGCGTGCTTCCCGTTCGATCGACGTAGAGATGGACCTGATGCGCCTACGGAGGCGCCCGGCCTGAGAAGGCCTTGCGAGGTAGTTCAACGGCAGAACGCGCGGCTCTGGACCGCGATGTTGGGGGTTCGAATCCTCCCCTCGCAGCTGCTGGCAGAAGTCAGCAATAGCGCTTAGTACCGACGCACTGACGGTCAGTACGGCCCCGGGGATTGCAGCCCGCGGCCTGGAACACCGGGACAGACGCCTCGTGGAGAAGCGCGGCCACCACCCACCCATCAAACCCATAAAGGGAGAACCATGGACGAGATTCTTCGCGACCTGTTCGCGAAGCGTGACGCCGCGTTCGCCACCTACGAGGCGACCGCCCGGGCGTACCGCGAGCTCAGCACCCCCTCCGAGGAGGAGACTGCCCGCTACAACGAGCAGCGGGCCGCTGTCGAGGCTTTCGACAAGCACATCGAGGACCGTCAGTCCGACGTGTCCCGCCAGGCCAAGCTGGACGAGGCCCGCAAGTCCCTCGGCTTCAATCAGCCGGCTGTCGTGAAGTCCGAGCCCCGGACCTACGGCGAGGGCACCAGCAACTCCTACTTCGCCGACCTCTGCTGGTCGGCTATGCCGGGTACGCCCCGGTACCAGGACGCCGTTGCGCGTCTGGCCCAGCACGGCCGCGAGGTTGTGCGTGACTCGGTGAACGACTCCGAGCTGCGCGCCAAGGTCATCCGCAAGGCCAAGGAGCACTACCGGAGCGACGAGTCCCGCGCTCGCGCCTTCGTGAACGACCTGGAGTCTCGGTCCCTCGAGCTTCGGGCCATGGACACCGGTTCTTCGTCCGGTGGGTCCTTCGTCACTCCCGAATACCTCGTGAGCGACTACGCCCCCTACCGGCAGTTCGGCCGCGTCTTCATCGACCAGGCCAACCGCCAGGACCTGCCCGAGTACGGCATGACCGTGTACCTGCCGTCCGTGACGAGCCCCGCAGGCATCGCACCCCAGGCCTCGCAGAACACCGGCATCAACGAGACGGACCCGTCCGCTCAGTACCTCTCGGCCAGCCTCAACACCGAGGCCGGTCAGGTGACCATCTCGCAGCAGCTGTTGGACCGTGCCGGCCCCGGCATCCAGTTCGACCGGATCGTCTTCGATCAGCTGCAGCGCAACTACAACAAGGTCATCAACTCGGCGGCCGTCGCCGCTGCCCTGGCCAACGCCGGCACGATCAACGACACCAGCACTACCGCTGGTGCTGTTGCTGTCATCCAGGACTTCTACAGCGACGTCGCTCAGGCGCAGGTCGCGATGGAGACCCTGGACGGCACGACCGTCAGCCCGACCCACATGTTTGCCACCGGCACCGAGTGGGCCTTCCTGGCGTCGCAGCTGGACACCAATGGCCGCCCCCTGATCGTCCCCTCGGCCGGTCAGCCTTGGAACGCCGTTGCTGCTGCCATCTCCGGCAAGAGCGAGATTGTCCGCGAGGGCGCCTCGGGCTACGAGGTCCTGGACATCCCCGTGTTCAAGGACAACGGCATCCCGACGGTTGCCGGTACTCCTGCTGAGACGCAGATCATCGTGGCGCACATGCCCGAGGTCTACGTCTGGGAGGGCACCCCGGTACCCCGGACCCTGCCGCAGACTCTCGCCGGCAACCTGTCGGTGCTGCTGCAGCTCTACAGCTACTGGACCCTCCTGGTCCGGTACCCGAAGGCCGTTCAGACGATCACCGGGGCTCGCTACCCGGCGGCGCCGACCTTCCCCCGCTCCTAATCGAGCAGTGCTGGCCCGTGAGGCTACGGGCGCTCTACGAGCGGCGGGGTTCGATTCCCCGCCAGCACACCATTCCTCTCCACGGCGTCCTGATTCGACCCGTGCCGTCCTGAAAACCCCGTGGCGGCTAATCACCGTCCCCGAGTCCTACTGGAGGACAGATGGCCCTAGTAAGCAATTCCCTTGAGCGTAAGGTCTACTGCTTCCCGGTCGCCCGGGAACTAGCGCCCGGCGAGACCGTCGAAGTGAGTGACGAGGAGGCTGCCCAGGTCAACCCGGGCATCTTCCATGTCGACTTCGGGTCTGCCCCGGCACCACAGGAGACCGCCAAGCTGCTGCTCGATGCGGAGCAGAAGCTCTCCGACAAGGGCGAGTAAGCAAGTAGATGGCCTTCACCAAGGTCACCGTCACCCACACCTTCCAGAACGGCGATGGTACGGCTGCTTCGGGGAACCTGACCTTCGTCCTGACAGGCCGCATGACCAACAGCGGGACGACGATCATCCCCACACCGGTCCAAGCCACGCTCGACGGAACCGGCTCCTTCAGTGTGAGTCTCGCCGCGAATGACGATGCCGGCACCACTCCCGGCATCGAATGGCAGGTGACGACCCGAATCCTCGGAGGACCAGAGGAGACTTACACGATCACGGTCCCGGGTGCCGATGCACCGACGGTTGACCTAGGGCAGCTGATTCCAAGTGGGGCGCAAGTCGGATGAGTCTCAATGAGAACGCAAAGTCAGAAGAGATATTCGAGCCCTTCCTAGACCTGTCCACTGACATCAAGCCCTGGCTCCAGATACAAGCAGTCGATACGAGCCGCGATGCCGCGCTCGGCCTCATCAACGAGATGGCTTGCGCCTGGCTCCAGGAGTACCTGGGGCGGCCGATCACCCCGACCGAGTACACCCGCCGCTTTGACGGCAACTCCGGCTGGATGGGCAGCTATCTCATGCTGCCGCGCTCACCGGTCCTTGAGGTCAAGAAGGTCGTCGAGTACCGAGGCGTCAATGGCGCCTACACACTCCCCGAGTCCACTCCGACCAATCAGGTGGACGGCTGGCAGTGTGTCTACTCCACCGGCCGTCTCAACCGGGTCTTCCCCGGAAACGTCGCCAAGCCCTGGTTCCCGGGCATGAGGAACGTGGAGGTCACTTGGATCGCCGGGTACAACCCCGTACCGGCGACGCTCCGCATGGCGGCCCTGCAGCTGGTGCACCACTGGTTCCACCACACCCAGCAGCAGTCCGCACTTCATGCAGGCAACTTCCGTGAGTTCAACGACGAAGAGCTAAAGGCAGGCCCGTTCGAAAGCGTGCCCATCCAGATCATCGCTCTACTGGAGCCCTACATGCGGTTCTCGCTCGGATGATGTCGCCACTGCAGCGGATCACCTCGCCGGAAGTGTCATTCCAGGTGAGGGTTGCCCCGATCCACCACCGCCTCCGCACATCACGCCTTCGGCACCTGAACCGCGTTCATACGTTCAGGCGTAAGGGGCACACCCACAAGACCCTTCACAAGCTGAGGTAGTTCTTGCACTCCACCATTCCTGCAGCCTGCGCGACCGTCCTCGGGTACATGCAAACAGTCGCAGCCGCCAATCCCACCCTCAATGCTGGCAGCTACTTCGGAGAGCCGGTCGAGCGCGTGACCAACAACTTCATGATGCTCGGCTCATACGCAGATGGCTCGCTGATCGTGCCCAACACATTCGAGACCGACTGGGCGGGCATGCCAGTCGCGGCGAAGCGCCGCAATGAGAAGTACGCCCTGGCCGGCTGCATCCGCAGTTGGGACGGGAACGTCGACCCACAGACGAGGGTCAGTGAGGCATTCACGATGCTGGATGGCCTGCACGAGCAGATCGTCTCCGATCCCCGCGGCTCGGGGAATCTATCGCCTTCCGGAAGTTGGGGCGACTTCAACGTGTCCATGGAGGCCTGCGGCGTCTTGGGCGAAGGCTGGGGCGTCATCCTCGCTTTCGAGCTCTACGTCATCAACGCACGGCTAACCGGCTGACCCATCACTAGTCCATAGGAGGACAACAACCAAATGCAGTTCCGCAACGTGTCTAACGACACGCGCCTAGTCGCGTACGGCCTCCTGCGCCCTCAGGCTGTGGACCCGGATGGGGTCATCACAGTCGATGATGCAGTTACCGAGTCCTACGCCTGCCAGCCGGACATCTGGAAGGAAGTTGTAGTCGCCCAGGCTCCCGCTCCCGCTCCGGCCCCCGCGCCTGCGCCGGCATCCACCCCCACCAACGCCGCCCCGTCGGCCTGATCCCTGAATAGGAGAACACCTTGACGACAGCTATTGCGTCAGGTCTCGGCGCAACCTTCGGGTTCGGCGAGGAGACCGGTTACAACACGTTCAAGACGCCCGACCACTTCCTCACCTTCAACAAGGAAACGCTGAAGATGAAGAAGAACACCGTACAGAGCAAGGCTCTGCACGGCGGGCTATTCGACCTCGCTTCCCGGCGTGCATTCGTGACCCGGACCATCAACGGCGCTGTAGACCTCGATCTACTCGACCGGGGTCAGGGCCTCATCTTCAAGCACATGCTCGGCAACGTCGCCCAAGCACCCATGTCCAACGCGGACGGGACTTACACCGCCGTCTTCACCCCCGGCGATTTGACCGGCAAGTCCCTGACGCTCCAGGTCGGCCGCCCAGAGACCACCGGCAACCTACAGCCCTTCTCCTTCACCGGAACGAAGATCACCGACTGGCAGCTACATGTTCAGAGCGGGCAGCAGGCCTCCTTGAGCCTGACTGTGGATGGTGCCGCAGAGTCCATCTCACAGCCGTATGCCGCCCCTTCCTTTGTCGCCTCGGACATGCTCCACTTTGGTGAGGCTGCACTGCTCATCGGCGGCACGGTCACCACGACCGGCGGAATCGCGTCCGTCACCGGCAACAGCTCCCTGGCGGTCGTCAAGTCGGCGCAGCTGAAGGGCACCAACGCCATGGACACCAGCCGGTTCTTCCTCGGCGCTAACGGGGTCAAGGCTGAGCCCCTGGCCAATGCCTTCCGTGCAATCAGCGGCCAGCTGGACGTCGAGTTCGAGAACACGACCGATGTGTACAACGCCTTCTCGACGGACACCCCGACGGCACTGCTCCTGACGTTCACCGGCCCGGTAATCGGTACGGGCACGGCTAACGCCTCAGTCCAGGTCCTGATCCCGCGCGTCTACTTCGATGACGGCGAGCCCACTGTCGACGGTCCCGGAATCCTGCATGCGCAGGTCAACTTCACCGGCCTGGACGACGGCACCAACCCGCCGATTCAGATCAAGACCGTCTCACTCGACGCAACGCTCTAGTCCGTCAGACCACAGGGAGACACGTGAAGATACACATTCAGGGTGAGGCCTTCGAGGTTGACCCCGGCAAGCTCACATTCGGTGAGGCCAAGCGCATAGAGGCCGTTACCGGCCAGACCTTCTCGCAGTGGGGTGACCTGCTGCAGAACGGTTCCATCACAGCGCTCCAGGCCCTGGTCTGGACACTGATGCGGCGCACACGCCCAGAGGTGAGATTCGACGACGTGGACGACATCGAGTTCGGCCAGGTCAGTGTCGAAGCGGACGAGGAGCCTGAGGCTAAGAAGCCCGCTGGACGCGCCGCGAGGTCGCGTCAGGTGGACCCTACCCAGACGGTGTAGAAGCCGCCCGCCGCGAAATCTTCCTGGAAGCCGCCCACTGGTTTCACGTACCGGTGGGCGGCTGGGACGAGCTGGAGATGGCCGACGTCACACAGATCGTCGGAGCGGTTCGTCATCTCCGCACTGAAGCCAAAAAGAACAACGACTGAGGAGTATGGGCCTTGGCTATCCGGTTTTCTACAGATGAGATTCGTGCATTCTCTCGCGCGTGCTCAAAGGTGGACCGGCCAGCCAAGGCCCATCTTCGTTCTGGGGTCTTAAAGGCCGGCGAGATGGTCGCCCAGGATGCCAAGCGAAAGGCCAGCTTCTCCAAGAAGATTCCTGACTCGATCGAAGTCAAGGTCTTAGGCAATGGCACCGCCGTCGTCGCAGCAGGTGGAGACAAGGCCCCCAACGGCGCACCGCTCGAGAACAAGGGTCGCCCCGGCGAGTTCCGCCACCCGGTATTCGGGCACAAGGACCGCCGCTGGGCACGTCAGAAGGCCCATCCATTCCTTTACCCCGCACTGCTCGAAAACGCAGACGCCGCCGCAGACCTGATTGCTGACTCGGTCATGGACGGCGTTATGGAGGCCATTCTGTGAGCACCACCAAGAAGGTCGGAGTCGTCGTCACCGGTGACGCCTCGGCCGCCATCAGGAGTTTCAAGGAAGTAAGCGCCGCAGCTGATGAAGCCGCACAGGTCGCTATCGAGGCCGGTGATCGTGTAGCTGCCGCTGCAGTTAAGTCGGCCGACGCTGCGGCCCAGGGAGCCGCCCGGGCCGCCAAGACGGCTTCAGCGGAGTCTCAGGCTGCTGCAGACGCATTCGCCGAGGGCAATCAGGTTGCCTATGAGCGAGCCGTCGCTGCCGCCACAAAGGCAGCAGACCAGGCAGAGGCAGCTTGGGCCAGGTCGGCTGCTGCTTCAGCGAAGGCCAGCGCAGAGGCAGCCGCCGCGATCGGCACCGACCAAGAAAAGGCCGCGGCCAAGGCTGCGGCTGCGGCCAAAGAGTCGTCATCGGCTGCTGCACTGCAGTGGGAATCTGCGAAGAAGGCTTCATCCGATGCAGCCAATCTCGCGGAGCATGACGCCTCCCGCTTCGCATCCGCTTTCGAAGGGTCAGCCAACAAGGTTGGCGGCATATTCGGAAAGCTCGGTGGAGCGATGTCCTCTTGGGGCATTCCCTTCGGCGGAGCCATGCAGGAGATGTCCAAGAAGTTCCAGGAGTCAGAGGGCCACTCGGCCAAGTTCTCCACGGCTCTGCAGAACGTCGGCAAGGTAGCCACGTTCGCCGGCATTGCCGGGATCGCGATCATCGGAACCGAGTCTGTCAAGGCCGCGGGCAACTTCCAGGCAGCCACTGAGCGCCTGGTGACCGGTGCCGGTGAGTCCCAGCAGGCAATCGATAAGCCT